TCTGCTTCATTATTTACTTCTATATCTACTTGATCTTGAGTATAGCCTAACTCAGATATAGTTGATACATAATCATCTCTATCTTCATTGTGTGTTATATAAGCCGCTGCATACTTATGCGCTGAAAACTCACGCGAGTAATCACTCTTTGTAAGATAAAATGCTTCTAATAACTCTACTTCTGTCTGCTCAGTCGGATAAATGTTTTGCCAAACCATTTCTTCTAATACATAACCAATCTTTCGTCCTGGTTGCCCAACGAAAGTCATTGGTGCTTCTATTACATTCTGTGTGCCATCATCATTGAGCATCAATACTTTGCCTTTCACAAATATATTAAGATGTGGAAAGTTTTGGTGATGCCCAATAGCAAGAGTGCCAGTGGGTATAGTAACTTCGCGGATATAATACCCTGGTTGAAACTTATGAATCACACCACAGTTTGCTTGAGGGAGTGATAACATCTTTGCTTCTATGTTATCGATATCTATTTTACTTGTTAATGAATTCATTACTTGTATTTAGCGGTTAAGATTGGCCTACTTCTACATCTAAATAAGCACTTAAGATTGTGCAACGAACTGGTTCGGAAATAGTAACTCTAAATACTCTATCACGTGAACTACCCAATCTTTGCCATCTTGCTCGCTGTGTATAGCTACCCATTTTACCCATTTGAGCATATATAGGATTACCCCAAGTTTGACCACCATCATTGCTCATTTGCATTACGATTTGTGGATCACTACCTGGCGTCGCATTAAGACCGGTTGTATCTGTGTTGTTAAGACCAACACCAAACTGCATATCAACTTCTAATAGATTATAAAACATTCTATTAAGTGATTGACTAACGTGCGGTGTTTGACGAATACGATTTATAATCTCGCCATTATCTGTATAGGTAGACAAATCATATTCATATATATTGCCATTGCGATAATCGCCAATAAGATGCAGACCATTAAGCAAACAGTGAGTATTTCCATAATGTCTATTTGTGCTACCATTAGTTGTGCTTTGACGTTCGTGCCATTGTTCTAAAGTAGTATCATAGACCCAAGTAGTATTACTACCAGGGATGTTTAAACAATAGAAATAATGGCCTTCTTGTTGATAACTATATGCTGTTGCGGAACTCAAATCGCCAAGACTTTGAATTGCATATTCGACTGCGTGATTACTAATGCGGGTTGGCATAGCATTTACCAATGAATAAACCATACCACCACCTTGAGACGTGCTTCCCAACCAAGTAATAGTTTCTTCAATAATAACAATACTATTTGGTGCAGCACATCCAATCTGGCTAAATCGACCATCTTGTCTTGCAAATGGTGTGCTACCACTTGAACCTTGATCATACCAAATCTCTAAACTTTTTGCACCAAGCAAATAAAGCAATCTATTGCAACTAATAGCACCAACAAGAATATCACTTGCACCACTTGCATTTGCTTCGTTTAGTGGTAGAAATGATATAGAATATAAATCACTAATAAAGAAGTTGCCAGTACCTAATCCATCTACACCTTTGTCAACACCAATAAAATATCCATCTTGAAATGTAATAGTATCGGTTGGGTGAAAATGCACATCTGTCAATAATGTTATTGTAGGTATTTCGACACTTGTATCGATATAATATCCAAACTGGCCATCTACAAATATTATTTGTGTGCCATTATCAGATGCTTGCACAAAACCGGTAGAAGTATTTAATGTGCCAGGAATCAATGTCGGAATAGCATTTACGCCGGTTAAGGAATATATTTGATTACCGCTTACAATCCAAGAAGTTGCTGTATTACTTTGTGTGTATGTGCAACGAATAGGACCAATACCGATAGTCTGTTGAAACTTTAATCCTGGTGTGGATAATAGAACTGCTGGTTCTTCGCCCTTGCCAACACCTAAGTTATCCATTTCAATATACATATTTACAAGCCGTTGGCAGTCAAATCGTTCACTACGGGCTATATATGATGGGCCAACGAAGCCCTTAAATCTTTGCTTACTTTCGGCCATAATATACCTTTAAGAGGTGATACCCATATTCTGCAATGCAACAATAATCGCATTTACCGCAGTTGCTATTTGTGTTCCTGTTGCAGAATTCGTTATCTGTGTGATAGCCGCTGCCTTAACAACCGGATTAACTCCATAGAAACCTAATCTGCTGCCGGTTGCTCCTACTGTAAGATATCCATTTGTATCAAATCCAATAATCTGTGTGGCATTTTGATCGATTTGGAATGCAGTTGATGCTCCTACTCGAACGATTGGAGTTGTAACACTTGTGCCAGCAGTTACTGTTCCGCTTGCTGATAAGTTGCCACTTGAAGCAACAATGTTTCCGGTGGTTGCTGTGATACCTGTGCCAGCCGTTACAGAAGTGCCAGCAGTTATTGCGGAACTTGCGCTTACATTTCCACTTGAAGCAGCAATGTTGCCAGTAGTTGCTGTGATGCCAGTGCCAGCAGTTACTGTTGTTCCTGCACTAATAGAAGTGCCAGCAGTTACTGTTGTTCCTGCTCCTACTGAAGTATTAGCACTTACATTTCCAGCACTTGCAACAATGTTGCCGGTAGTTGCTGTGATGCCAACACCGGCAGTCATTGAACTACCACTTGTTACTGTTCCATTAGCACTTACATTTCCAGTAGTTGCTGTGATGTTGCCAGTTGTAGCAATAAAACCACTTTGAGCTGTGATTGTGCTGCCACTTGTTACTGTTCCACTCGCACTTACATTTCCACTTGAAGCAACAATGTTGCCAGTAGTTGCTGTGATGCCACTTTGGGCTGTCATAGTCGTTCCTGCTGTGACTGCTGAACTTGCAGTGACATTTCCACTTAATGCAGCAATGTTTCCAGTAGTTGCTGTGATACCTGTTCCTGCTGTAACAGTCGTGCCAGCAGCAAGTGAAGTATAGGCGTTGATGCTACCTGCAGTCGTGCTAATATTACCTGCTGTAACAGTAAGATTGCCAGCAGTCACAGTTAAAGTATTTCCTACAGTAGTGCTTGTTACAGAATAAACTGTATTGCCACTTGTGGAACCACTTGCGCTTACATTTCCACTTGAAGCAGCAATGTTGCCAGTAGTTGAAGTAATATCAGTTCCTGCAGTAATAGAAGTTCCTGCACTAATAGAAGTGCCAGCAGTTACTGTTCCACTCGCACTTACATTTCCACTTGAAGCAGCAATGTTGCCAGTAGTTGAAGTAATATCAGTTCCTGCGGTGATATAGTTGCCTGCGGTGATATAGTTGCCTGCTACCACATTACCTACAGTTGATGTAATATTCCCTTCTGTTACAACAATATTGGAAGTATCTAATACTAAATCCCCTGCTGTGATTTCCACGCCAGCATTGGCCGTTACTTTGCCGATTAGATGCGATGTGGTATCAACTTCTAATGTGCCTTGAATAAGCATATTTTGTTGTTCGGTTGTTAAATCAGTAACAGTCAATGTTCCTAAAATAAACACATCAGTATTGAATGTTGTATCACCATCAACTTCTAATGTTCCTAAGATGATGTTACCTGTCTGATTACCTGCCAATATCTTTAATGTATCGCTTGATTGAATATTTGGGCCTGCCATATTATTTGCTCCTGTTTTGTGCCAAGATTGACACCTTTAGTTTTGATTCTTCCATTTAGCATCCTTGTAAGTTATGCTGTATTTAATATTACTGGGCTTTTAGTTATTTCCAAACGACCAAAAGTTACCGGTGATCCAGTTGAAATATCTATTTCTACCACTACGACTCATACCGCCATCACCACGTAAAAACATAGGATTGCTATTGAGTCTTTCTAACTGTAATATCGATGCTTCTGCTTTGGCTATTACTTCTGGAGAACAGATTTTACCAAATTCAGCAGCAAGTTCTAATGCTAAGTTGAATCTAAATGCACGTTCATAACCTGGTGGATATGTAACTTCTTGATCTAAGTTTGCTAAATCTAATAGTGGCTCCCTTAACCAAAGAACAATATCGGCAGGGCCTGTTGGAATAGGAAATAAAGTAATAGTTCTTTGTGGATAGTTATTATCATCATAGAATGCAAACGGAAATGTGCTTGGGGTATTCTTAACAGCAATACCTGCATATTGTTCCACTGTGAGTGATTGCATAGCAATATCTAACTGTTGGGGTGCGCTGGGCTGTAAACGTGCATACGCATTTTGCACTTTCATTGGACGTTCAATATTCCAATCACCACCAGGACCTAATGTATAACTTGCTGCACCGGTTAGTGGAAATACATATTCTTGGATAGAATAGACTAATAATCTATTGTTACTCCAAGAATCTATCATATGGGTTAATGCATACAATGCTACTTGTAGATTATCACCCGTCATTGCTTCATTTTGTTGGATTATGGAGATTAAGCGACCTGCTCCATTGATAAGTTCTCGAACTGTGCTCATACTTGTCTCCTAATATGTTATTTAGCATCGTAGAAAAGCCCCGAGCATTGCTACTACGGGGCCCATCGTCCCTACTAAGTTACGATATCTATTAAGCTGTGATCAAACCTAATGCAACCAATGCTGCAAAAATACCAGCAGCAGATACTGCCACGCCGGTTTGTAATGCCACGCCGGTTGAACCATAGAATCCTACAGTTTCGGATGATTTAGAACCAACCACTACACCTGATGTGTTTCCGCCAGTTGCTGTTGGGTTGCTTGTGCCTTCAATATTTGGTGATGCCATAATAATATTTCCTTTAATTAAAGTTTGTTGTATGATGCTTAGTTAGTACAGATGCGCACGCCCAACTGGTCGTAAAGCGGTGCCCAAGCAACCATTACGTCAAAACGTAGGATTTCTTGGTTGGTACGAATGTCAGGCATTTGTTGAACGCGAACTGGGATCTTTGTTTGATCATCGGTTGTAGTCTTACCTAAACCAACACTGTAAGGCATTAGTTCTTTAGCAGCAAGCATAATAGCATCACGGTCGAAAGCCAATGCGTTTTGTGTGACTGCACCAGAAGCACCAAGAACAGTAATAACATCATTGACAGTAGGAGCACGGGAAACGTTTTGGAATCCGCCTGCTGTAACTACTGCTGGGCTAATAGAAGCAACAATAGCGCCGGAAGTATCCGAAACGGTTGTTGTAACTACGAACTGTTGTAGTGTTGCAATAGTTTGTTTTGTCTGAGCATTTACCATATAAACACCAGCAATAGTGAAAATATCACCAGCATTAAGTGTAGTAGCGCCGGAAGTCCAACCACTTGTGCTTAATGTAGATGAAGTGCCCCAAGTAGAGTTTCCACCAACTGTTGCAGCAACAATAGGAGAACCACCATAAACACCGTTTGTGTGAGACTGAACAAGTTGGTTCATAAACACACGGAAAGAACTGAAATCACCTTGGTAACCGCTGGTATACATCTTGGAAACTTCAGCGCCTGGGTGGAAGTATGTCAAGTTGGATGTAGCAAGAACACCATTGAAGTCAGGATCATTAAGTAATGTCTTACGACCACCTTCATTTGGAGCCAAGTTCTTATTAAGCAAAGCAAGTGCTTTTGTGATTGCTGGAAGTGCAGTTCCAGATGCGCCACCTGTTAAAGCAGTGCCTGGTGTTCCTACAGCGCCATAGAACTTAGTGATAAGTGCTTGACCTTGTGATTCGATTTCAGATGCAATGCGAGTCACGGATGGCTCAACAACCTTATCAAAATAATCTTCCACGGAGAAAGTCAATTCTTGGCTTGTTAATGCATAGTCAGTTCCAACTGGGTTGGTAAAGCTAAGTGGGCTATATGTTTCTGTGATTGATTGGATATCAACTACAGAACCGGTACGCACTGTTGGGCGGATCGGACGGCGAACATTGATTGTTTGGCCGATTTGAGCGGATTTAACACCAAAATCAGAATCAAAGTCACGATTAACGCGCTTTGCAAGATCCAAAGTGTTGCCTAAAACCATAGCAGCATCGCGAGATATCATAGAAATAGTTAGTAAAGTATTTGCTGTCAAAATATATTCCCCTTTAAGGATATGTTAAATAATAAAAATCAATTTTGTTTTTCGTCACTTAACCGGGGACTATCTGCCGTTCAATCTTATGGTCGATCAACCCGCGTTAGTTCACCAGTTACGCTCACTGTATCCTTATTTAGCATTTGACTTCTATGATGGATTATTTTATAATGTTATTATGAACGATAAAGAATCAAAACGCATTTATGATGCAAATCTAACGCCCGAAATGCATCACACAAAGTGAAAATGCATCAGAATATTTTGATAAGGATTAAAATCTTCTTTTAGTTTGCATTCGAAGTTCGCGCCATTCGCTTTGGGATAGATTTGGATCATCTAAACGTTTCTGACGCGGGGCAACTCCAGTTTCTTTTGTTACTGGTTTGGGTGCCTTGCTAACTTTGTTTACAACTTTAGTATCCACTGAACCTACAGTAGATAACTTTGCTTCCAACTTGCCAAGTTCTGCAACTCTGCGTATTGGACTTAATGCAAGAATACGATCAACTTCGGTAGTGTTATTAGCAAGATGATACCACATTTCAGGGCCTAAGTCGCTATCATTTATGAATGCGTTAAACTCTGGAGCACTAACGTGCTTGTATCTATCTCTAAAGTCTGCAGATACTTCGTCATAATCGGCGTGAGCCTTTCTAACTACATCTTCTCTCTGTTTGTAAGTTTGTTGAGCGTTTGTCAGCCTTTGTGCTGCCTCGCGTTGTTCTAACTTCCAATCAGTTACTGCATCAGTATATGCATCGATATCATTAAAGTCGCTAAACTTTGGTTTTTCAGTTTGCATAACTGGGGCAACTTGTGATTGCGGTGTGGATTGATTACCACTTTGTAATGCTGCTTTACGCCAATGTTCAATCTCTGCTTCCTTTTCAGCAAGCCTACGATTAAAGCGCTCAATACGTTTTTCGAAACCTTTTCCTGACTTCTTACTTTCGCTATCTTCACTATCTTCGTCATTCGTATCACTATTATCTTCACCAGCAATGTCCTTTGCGGTTGATGTAGATTCAGTGCCTTCTACATCATTTTCTACAGCTTCTGATTCTGTAATAGAACTATTGTCCTTCTCACCTAAAGTCAAGTTTTCTTGTTCAGGCGCAGTATTTGTCTCCATTACGGAGGAACTATTTTGGTTTTCTACCATTGTTGCCAATCCTTTGATTGTATGTTTACCTAATGATAAGGCATTAGTAACCTATTCTACAAATGCTATTTAGCCTTTAGATTAAAGTGTGGAACCACTAAATCCACTTGCATTATCATCTGTTTCATTCTTTAACTCAAGTGGATTGATTCTCGCAATATGATCCACGTGTCTGTCGTGAATATTATCATTGATATTTGCCATTACTTGAACACCCTTAATACCAAGTTGGGCTTTTTCTAACTCTAACTGGGCTTCGGCAATCTCGAGTTCGCGTTTCTTAATACGATATTCTAAAACAGCTTTCTCTTCATCCATCTTAAGTTCACGCATCTTAATAAGATTTTCTTGATCAATCTTATGCATATCAACATCGGCCTTCATATGTTCAATCTTAATCTTATCGGCGCCTTCTTGAAGCTTTTGTGTTGCTTGTTGAACGTGTTGGGTAAGAACTTGATTTTGCTGTGTAAGGGCTGCAACTTGTGATTGAAGTTGAGGAACCATTGCTGCTGCATCTTTTGGATTTGTCTTGCGAGCCTGTAATACTTCTGGAGGAACCATTGCTTCTAAACTATCAGCAATCTTATCAGCGCCTGGCCAATCCATATTACGAACAGCAATATCGGATATTGCTATAGCAGATTGTGGATAAACGGCTATCAATGACATAATAGCATCAGTGGATTCTTGTCTTTTAGTTCCAAAACTTGGTCCAGTTTGAATGCATACACTATAATCGCCAGCAGTTAAATCAAACTCAATAACTCCGCTTTCATCAGGTTGATTGATACTTACTGAGCGTTTCTTACCATCTTGGGATTTGATTTGCACATCGCGAGCGCTATCATAGATAACTGGGACAGCATCTACAATAATACAGCCAACTTGTTGAATACTTCTTGCAAGATTATTATAGAAATGATAGTTACTATTATAGGATTGGTCTTGACGTGCCAATAATGCCTTGCCACTTTCTGGGGCGGCTTGTGATTGGCTTGGAT